AAGTGCTGCGTATGCGTTTCGGTATCGACATGAACACCGACCACACGCTGGAAGAAGTGGGTAAACAGTTCGACGTTACCCGCGAACGTATCCGTCAGATCGAAGCGAAGGCGCTGCGTAAACTGCGCCACCCGAGCCGTTCTGAAGTGCTGCGTAGCTTCCTCGACGATTAATCGTCGCGGGGCATCGTCTACAGCCTGTTAAAAAGCTCCCTGCGGGGAGCTTTTTTTATGGCGTTCAGGTGGCCATCCCGGGAAAGTCGCCTCTCTCCGCTACTGGCCGCGGGTTGCCAGGGCATCGTCCAGTTCACGATAGGCCGCCACCAGCTTATCGAGCGTCGCCCGGTTTAAGCCGCTGGGATTAGGCAGCACCCACACCTGGGTCGTCCCGATGGTCATGGCCTGTTTCCCCCACTTCGCGCCGCGCTGGTTAAAGGCCAGCTCGAAGGCCTGCTTGCCGAGCACCGCCAGCGCCTGCGGCTGATACTCCTCAATTTTCCGCACCAGCTCACGGCCGCCGCTGCGCAGCTCCTGCAAGGCGACCTCGCTGGCCTGCACCGTCGGACGCTCTACCAGCATGGTGATGCCGCAGCGCGTATCCAGCAGCTGCAGCTCCTCTTCCGGCCTGAGCTGCCGATCGGTGAACCCGGCCTGATGGATGACCTTCCAGAAGCGATTGCCAGGATGGGCAAAATGAAAGCCGGTATGGGCGGAGGACTTCCCCGGGTTGATACCGCAAAAGACAACGCGCAGGCCCGGCGCAAGGATATCGCTAATCATGTTTTCTCCGGCTGTATGGCTAAAACATGATTATAAAGGATTGAAAATGCATTGTTTATAAAAACAGCAGCTGCGCGCTTTACGCTGGATTGCAATCGCCAGTTACTTTATAATCCCTCGCCACGGCCCCTTAGCTCAGTGGTTAGAGCAGGCGACTCATAATCGCTTGGTCGTTGGTTCAAACCCAACAGGGGCCACCAAATTTTAGCTTTAAAATCATATAATTAAGCCACTCACGCGAGTGGCTTTTTTCTTATATTGTTATTGAGTGGCGATAAAATGGCGGTGCATTTTTTACCGCCACTTTTCAGATCACATAAAAAAACCCGCTCGCGGCGGGCATTTTTTGAAATTTTTTCAGAGCCATAGCGGGCGCTGACCACCAACTGTCGGATGAGGCGGGGCCGGGATTATCGTTCCTGGCGTAACAATAAAGCGTTCCACCGATTCCATCGTTACGAACGTACAACTGCAATTTATGTTAGTGCATTGGTGGTAACGCTCTTTGGTGTTCTCACTTAGATAGCGACTGGTGCGCGCATGTGCCGCGTGCTGGCATTTTGGACAATGGAACATTACTACACTCCGAGATTCACAAAACGTGAATAAATGATACACAATAATTCACCAAAAGCGAAAGATATTCATAGTTAGTTGATAAGGATGCCCATGAAACTCTTAAAAATAACGCTTCTATGTACTGTCGCAGCCCTTTCAAGTAGAGCCTTTTCACAAAGCATTGATGCACAAATTTTAATGAAAAGTCTTAAACCGTGGCAGCCCGTTGGAATTGAGGTCAAGACGGACTCAATGAATATAAAGTTACCAACTGCCACTGTAACCTCGGATGCATATGAAGCACTGATATCATCCGGTGTCTGCACTCCTGTTTGGGTTAAAAGTGCCCCTGAGGGATATCTCAAAAACACCAAAGAGATACATGTCGTTAATAAATTTTCAGCGCAGGGCTATACGTTTGAAACCCCTCTGATTACATGTAAAAAGATGGGTGCGCTGATGGACGATGAAGCAAAGACTTTGATGTATGAAAACACCCACGGCTACGTTTCAAAATGAAGATGACAACAACCCGTTTGGTTACGGGTTGTTTTCCTTTTTAAGCATCCACAGCATCATATTCCACATCAAACAACCTCACCTCAAGCTCCAGGCTCGTCGTAAAGCCGCTTTTACTCAGGTAGTGCATAACTTTAGTGATTGTCCAAGATTGCTCGTCTATGACGCGCTTAAAGCCTTTAACCTGTACCGGCGTCTCTGGATAAAGATCAGCCCGCCCCGTCGCCAGCCTGATAGAAAACTCAGCAACTCCACGTTGCAGTTTGTCCCATTTTGCCTGGGCTGCTCGCATCGCCTGCGCTTTGGTTGAAAAAATTGTCGTCAGGGCGAACACGTTGTCATCCTCGCCGACCATGTATTCACCTTCCCTGGCTTCCGGTGTCTTCACCGCTTTTTTCTTCGTTACCGGTTTGGCTTTTGGGTGCTGTAGCGCACGTAAATGTCGCTCTTTCGGTTTCCGCTTTAACGTCACCTTTTGCTTTTGTGGTTTCGGGTCTTTGGTGTGTAACCATTTTGCCGTGACACCGGTATATGCCCCACGGTCGGCAATCGAAAACTGATGCCTGTCGCCATCGCCGCGGGTGATAGTGACTTGTGGAATAGCCTTTCCACTGGCTGTTAACCCACGCCCGGCTTTCAGAAAAAGCAACTTTCCCGCTTTTACCGAAACCTCACCACCGTTTCGCTCGGCGAGACGAGTCAAAAATTTAGCATCCGATTCCTGTGACTGGTCGATATGCGGGATTTTAATTCCCGCCAGTTCAGGTATGACTCTCGATGTCAGTTTGTTACGCGTCGCTATCGCCGCCACAATTTCGCCTAAAGTCTTGTCATGCCATGACTCTTCTCGCCTGGAATTTAACGTCCCCCGAAAATCGGCACTACGGGCACGGATTGTCACGCTATCTGGCGCGCCATGATGCTCAACTTCATCGACAGTGAAAGAGCCCTTGTTAATTAACGCAAACCCTTTCCATCCCAGATAAAGCGTCAGCACGGCACCACGTAACGGCAACTCGACAAGCCCGTCAGCGTCATCGAGCTCAATATCAAGCTGGTCTGCCTCAAATCCGCGGTTATCGGTCATCGTCAGACTTATTAAGCGGTTACTGATATTTCCGGTAATATCTTTGCTGTCGAGCATCAGCATAAAATCGGGCGTCAGGACGCCACCCGCATTCAAATTCAGCATATCCAGCATCAGCTAATCCCCACCAAGCCAGACACTGACGAAGCCATATTTTCCGCCTTGCCAATAAGTGCATTGGCCTGTTCGCCAATATCGCCATACAGCGCCGCGAGTGATTCATCCACGCGAGTGAGCGTCAGCGTGAAATCAATTTTTCTCGCCGTGCCGTCAGCAAAAAACAGGCTCCCTGTCTCGCTGATATTATTGATGACGTACATACCGTAAATAGTGCCGGTGCCATCCAGCAACGGCCAGGCGCGCCCTTCGTCAGCCATTAAACGAATAGCTGTCATCGTCAACTTTCCGCCGGTGAGCTCCGGGTATAACACACCGGCCAGGGTAATTCTTTCTTCCCCCGGCCCCAGATACTGGAAAGAATCCCGTTTACCTACGCGTGAGTTTGATGGCCACAGATATTCGGCATCGCGTTGCATCGTCTGGTGTGGCAACGTCTGGCGCATAAAAACAAACATACCGAGTGCAAGCATCATTTCTCGTTACCTCCTGTCAGTCGTGGTTCATGCTGGCCCGCTGACGAGCACGCTTGTCACGCTCAAACTTTTCGAGCGCATCCTGTAGTTGACGATCGAGCTGCGTGCCGTTCCCGCTACCATCAACGGAAATGTGATACTCGCTTTTGCTCTGGTCGATGTAAGAACGCCCGGCGGGTGCGGTGACTGGTTGGTATGCCTGATAGCCGCTATAAGTACTGGTAGCCGGGATATAAGAGTTACCCTGCGTGGCTGCGTTTGCTTTTGCGGCAGTCTGGTCAAGCGTACTTGACTCTTTGTTGATTATGCCGAGCTTCTCAAGTACCCAATCAATACCGCTGCGCAGCTTATTGAATGCTGTAAGCGGTAAAGTAAGAGCGTCAGCCAGGCGCTGACCAAACAACACACCGGCATCTCGGAAACTGTTTAACGTTTCCTGTGATGATTTAACCGGCGCAATCAGATTGTTAAACCAGTCCCATGCGGCTTTAAGTTTTCCGCCTAGCCAGTCAAACATCGGTTTAAGCGGTGCAAATAGTTCTGCTACTGGCGCGAAGGCCGTGCGCAATCCTTCCATCACACCGCCAAAAAACGCGCTGATGGGTTCCCAATATTTACGGATGAGCAATGCCCCGGCCACTATTGCGGCCACGACAGCAACAACCGGCCAGGAGATCGCGCCAATTGCAGTCACAACGCCACCGGCCACCGTAGTAAATACGGTACCGAGTGCCGTCGCAGCGGCGATGATGGCATTTACACCGGTTATCACCGGCCAGGCAATCAGTCCAATAGCCCCAATCATCCCCACGACCCCGATCGCCACAGCGGTAATCACCCCCAGCGTCTGCGCGAGCTCTTTATTTCGCTGGATCCACTTATCAAGTTTGAGCACGTAGCCGGTAGCGGTTTGCACCAGTTTACGTAAAGAGGACTCTTGCTGGTCAAAAAGGTCAGTACCTACAGCCTCATATGCCGACTGAAACTCTTTAAAGTCGCCGCCGAGGTTTTCCTGCATAACCTTAACTAGTTCCTCCGTCTTACCGTCAGAGGCTTTAAATGCAGCCGTGAGCTTATCCAGCTTTCCTGATTTAGCCACGTTCATCAAAACAGCGGCGGCAGAACTGGCCTCTTCGCCAAATATCGTTTTCATGTATTCAGCGCGCTGACCGGTACCCAGTTTATTTTTATCAAAACTGGCCTGCATTTCCTTCAGGATGGTAAATATCGGGCGGGTATTCCCTTTACTGTCTGCCGTTTTAACCTCAAGCTCTTTAATCGCCGCGTAGGCTTGCCCGGTCGGTGCCTGGAGTCGACTTAAAATAGCGCGACTACCCGTACCAGCCATTGACCCCGTAATTTTCGCATCATGTAGGGCGCCAACCATTGCAGCGGCTTCCTCAATGCTGACACCGGCATTTTTCGCCACCGGCGCAGCATATGTCAGCGCATCACTAAGCCCGTCAAAATCTGCGGCGGTTTTATTCATTGTCATCGACAGGACATCACCGATGTGAGAGACCTGCTCGTTAGTAAGCTGGAAAGCTGATTTCATCCCCATCAGCAAACCGGCGTTCTCTTCCATTGTTCGACGGTTAGCAAGCGCCATATTAAGTGTGACGGGCGTCGCCGCCTGAATCGCTGCCGCGTCTCCGCCTGCTTTCGCAATGATAATCTGAGCACCGGCCGCATCATCGGCAGAGGCGGCAGTATTGTCGCCCAGCATTCGGGCCTGATTTCGCAACGCAGTCATTTCGGCGGAGTCTTTCGCCACGCCGAGTACAGCCTGTAACTCGGAGTTTTTCTGCGCAAAATCATAACCCGGTTTCATTAGTGCAACACCGGCCAGCGTGCCTGTCGTCGCCATACCGACACCGGCGGCACCCATTGCGGCCGCATTTCCGGCCAGCTCTTTACCGGCCTGATATCGCTGTTTAACCGCGTTGAGCTTTGCCTGTTGCGCGCTGACGCGCGCCAGTGCTTCACGCTGGCGATTAAGCTGCGCCGTCGTTTCGCTGATGCTGGTTTTTAACCGGCGCTCGTCTGCCGCCAGGGTGCGGGTATTAATTCCCGCCTGGCTGAGTTCCTGCCGCTGGCGCTGTACAGCCTGCCGCAAGCTGTTGTGTTTGAGCTGGAGCGCTGCGGCACTTTTTCGGGCGGCATCCATTGCCTGCGCCTGCGCGCGCGTCGGCTGTTCCGTATTTCTAAACTGGATCGCCAGTGCGGCGGCTTCCTGTTTAGCTTTCTTCAGCTCCTGACCGGTAACGGCAAGTTGCGCGCTGGCCTTGCGAAACCCGTCGATACGGGATGCCTGGCCGTTCAGTTCACGCAGTGATTTTTGAGTGTCCCGGATGCCACCAGACAGCGTTTTGCTCGCTGTCTGGATGGATTTAAACGGGCGGGTCGCCTGGTCAACAGCCTTGAGTAATACCTGCAATTTAACGTCGTTACTCATTCGTGTTTCCGCTTCGCTGTAGCGCTTTTTCGCGCCAGGTGGTGAGCTCGGTCAGGCTCATGGGATATAACTCTGATGGCGGCCAGTGAAAAATCACCGCGATATCCGCCATCAGGTCATCGACCGACATATCTTTCGGAAAATTTAATCCGCCAAATTCGGCGACAAAAAACCGATCACCTTTGTTGCCAGCGCCATCAAATCGGGTAAATCCATCATGACGACATCCGACTCGGTGAGTGATGGGCTGGTCATACGCGGCAGCACTTTAATCAGGGCGTCGACTTCAGAGCGCGCAACGTCGGCCAGGCTGACACCGCGCAGGGTTCCGGCGTTGGGCTTCATCAGGGTGATTTTTTCGATGACCTGCTCGCCGCGTTTGATGGGGTTTTCCAGGGTGACGATGTTTTCTTTGCTCATGAGTTTCTCGCTGTTTACGGATTCGGGATTAACCGGCCAGGCATGCTGGCCGGGGAAAATTACAGGCCGATATTGCGGCGGTGCTGGTCGAGTCGGTCGACGCCGTTCACCTTCTCAATCATGTTGAGGACGTCGATTTCTACCAGCTCTTTACCGTTCATGGTCAGCTTGTAGTACGTGCAGACCAGCGATAATTTGCTGCTGGTATCCTCGCCCTGTTTGCTCTCGCCGTTATCGACTTCCTTCACCTTGAAACGGGTCTCAACTTCCACCGCCACGGTTTCGCCGGTATCGTCCCGCTGGTAAGAGCCTGCATAGCGCAGTAGCGTCCCGGTACCGACGGCACCGTAAAGCGACCAGATCGCATCATCAGGGAAGCCGCCGAGAGAAATCTCCATCGCCAGCGCGTCATCGTCGAGGCCAAAATCGACAGGGGCCGAGCCTGACATCCCGCCGCCCCGGTAATTTTCCAGCTTACGGGTCAGCTTTGGCAGGGTGACGGACTCGATAACGCCGAGATAGCTGACGCCATCCAGAAACGTGTTCAGGTATTTGAGCTTGCGCGGCATTGCCATTGGTCAGGGCTCCTTAATTGCTGTTAACCGATGACACCAGATTCGCCAGGTATTTATCGGTAATGCGCTGGCGTAGCGTCAGGTTTTCGAGAGGGGGAACTGGCGTATAGTCGTAATCGATATACAGTTTCCCGGCTTTGAGGGTCGCCGCGTCGTTGGCCGATTCATCAAACCAGCAGGTCGCATCGACGATATAGCCCGCCGTTTTCATCTCGCGGAATTTCGCATTGATACCCGCAACGATGTCTTTAATCAGCGTGGCAGTGATCGGCTTGTCGACCGCCCACATGTGACCAGCGGCCATTGTGTCGGCGATAACCTGCGCGGTGCGGGTGTAGTTTTCAAACAGGAACAGCGGGTCATCGGAGCAGCAGCGGTTACCCCAGAATCGAAAACCATCTTTGCGAATGAGCGTGGTGACGCCAGCCTCGTTAAGCAGGTCGGCATCGGTGCCGGATTCCTGCAAATCCCAGAAGACCGACGCGCTGATACCGGTGACACCGTTCACGCCAACGTTTGACAGGGTTTTATGCCAGCCGGTGTCCTGGTCGATTTTGGCGCGTAGGCCCAGCGCGCGGGCGGTCGCCCATGCGGTTTCGGTCGCGTTCGCCGTGGTATCCCATGCCAGAAAATCCGGCCAGATAACCATCAACTCACGCTGGCTGAAATTCTCGCGATAGAGCATCGCCTCGGAAATGTTCTGGCAATCCCAGGCGCTGATATAACCAAAGGCGCGCAGCTTCTGGCAAATCGGCGCGAGCGCTGTCGCAACCTCAAGGGAATCGAGACCCGGCACGCCGAGGATGCGTGGTTTAACGCCGGTGACGGCCTCCGCCGTTAGCAGTGCTTTCAGCCCGGTGTAATTGCCGTTTTCGTCGGTGCCGCCGATGATATTAGAGATAGTCTGCGCTTCGGCATCGTCGCCTGTACCTTCGGCAACGCGCACAACGACAATGACCGGTTTCGACTGGTCGGCGATTGCCTGGAGGGATGCGGCCAGGGTGCCTTTTGTACCCGCTTTCGCAATGGCGCTTTGCACGCTGGTAATCAGTACGGGCTTATTGAGTGGAAAGGTGGCAGCATCGGCATCGCTGGCCGTGCAGACCATGCCGATAATAGCCGTTGATACGGTGGAAATGACGCGAGTGCCGTCGTTAATCTCGACAACCTGGACGCCGTGATGAAAATCGCTCATCCGTTTAACTCCGTGGTTAAGGGTGAGCATTATTTTTAATCGTAGTGGAAAAGGTGACGAGTCATCCCCGCTGTAACAGGGATAGTACAACAGGAATGACCGTCACAGGTCAGGCAACACGGCTCCAGCACATCAGCAGCGTGTGAGCTTCAACCACGCTGATTGACTTCCCTTCACCGAGGTTATCGGTTTTGCCAGTGCTCGTGTGTTTGTGGGCTGGCAAGTCCACAATATGGCTATGATCGGCCACCTCATCCGTATAATTTCGTGTGCGGCGGCTGTCGTTATCCGAACCGACTATGTAATTATCATCCCAGACCTCACCCGGGGCGAGCATTCCGCCTTTGTGTTTATGCCGTCCTGCCTCCCTGGTGGTCAGTTCCTGCCCGGGTAGCTCACTGGTTTCGCCACTGACATTAACCTGCACAGCTGGCAGGTTAGCCTGCTTGATTGTGACAGTATCGCTGCCGCCGTTATTCCCTACGTTTGAGCCGTCTGCTTTTGCCACCCGGATCGTTTTATTTTCACCGGTGTATACCCATTGCGACCACGGCCAGCGCTCATTCGGATCAATATTTTGAGCAAAGAAGCGCACAGTTCCCGGCGGGTTCTCCTCTTCCCAGAAGTCCCGACGTGCCGCAGTGATAGCGTCAGCGATAACCTGCTGAATATCCATATCCAGCTGCCCTGCGACCTGGTCGGCATAATCCTTTGCCTCATTTTTTGCGCGGTTCACCTCTTCCACGGTAGCCAGAATAACCGCCGGGTCCGCTTTAATCGTAACGTCGCTGGTTTTGCTGACGGCAATCCACATATTAACCGACTGTAAACGCCCGGCCCCCTCTGCAAGCAGCGGCTTATAGGTCGGAGCCATATTCGCGACGGCAAGACAAATCCCTTCTTCATCGTAGAGTGCCGCTTCGCGTATCCAGAATCCTCCCACCTGAGGCATCATGATCATTTCAACGCGGATGACGTTAGCTGCCTGGTCAGCGATGACTACACGGTTTATTTGCGCCCGAAATCGCTCGTTAATCAGACCGTCAATACGGGAGGGGTCAGGCAGGATTCCGCCGCCATCGCCCACTGCCATCTCATAAAAACTGACCGGCTCACCAGACACCGCCGCCGTTGCAAACTTTTGCTCCCCGGCAGGGGTCAGGCGCGTATAAAATGGTTTACCCACATTCTCCCCCTTAAGGAATAACGACGCCTTTCCCAGCCATGATGGTACGTGCTTTTGCGAACAGACCTACAATGGTCGCGCTATCCAGCACACCGTTATACATGGCCCATAATCCTACACGTCCGTTGATACCCAGGTTGTGCGGGGCAACATACCCACCCCCGATGCGAATAGTTCTTTTCGGCTCGTTTCGGGTTTCAAACTTCGTGGTCACTGTTTCCATAGTCGATGCACGGATTACCGAAAGTTGTTTTGCTCCCGTCACTACTGCTATTAGCTCCCAGCCTGGCGTGATATTGCCGATTTGAGCGTGGATCGTCGTGGGTGTCGCCCCCGTATCAGCCACAAAAATACCGTCTTTAGTAATCGCGGCCCGCGCTCCTGTAAACGGTCTCTCCGATTCAGGCAGGCCCGAGTAAATCTGCGTTGTGACTTCCTGCGGATTAGCCCGAAATGCAACGATGACGGTATTAGCCAGAGGCTCAATAAGCCCCGTATCAGCGTAATGACCATCAATGCCATCACAAACCAGCCCCTCATTATCAAAGGTCAGGCCGTTAACCTCCAGCGCTCTGCCATTACTGCTGCTTTCTTTTGCGCTGCGCATTTCGTAAATAGAGAGTGCAGAATCCAGATACATTTCCGAGCGGGCCTTACTGACGGGCAGTAGGGGATTACCAAAATCCTTAGCGACCTGAAACTGAATCATAATATACCTCGTTTAATTTCATCTGTTATTCGGAAATGGCAATCTTCTGAATCGGTAAATAGTTATAAAGCAGATAAGGCTTGCCGTTTTCATCTGTTAAATCAGTTTTTTCAGGGTCAGAATCATGAATGGTTGTTCGTACCCCTGTTTCTCGCCCGAAAAACCATTGTTGATATCGGTTGTTTGTGATTTCTCCTCGGTTCTCCGGCGTCCAGGCAAATGCCACAAACGCCCCGTTTCCGATATCTGTTTTCGACACGATCTTAATTTTCGTTCCCGCCACAATCTCCACGGATACAATATCAAGCCGCCCGGTTTCATCATGTAATTCGACACCATGATTACCATCTGCCAGCTCAGTGATATACGAGTCATCAATAACTAACGGTGGGTGATACGTAAATACATCAGTAATCACGGTTCTGCTGTTTATTTTTCGGGCACGGGTAGCATGCACAGGTAAATATTTTTCACCATTCGGCTTATCTGCGGTGCGTGTTCGCAGGCGATGTCGCAATGCCTTTTGCGCATATAGGCCCATCAGCCGGTAACCGTGGGCATTGTGATGGACGTTTCCCTGTCCAATGGTATGGTTTGCCGGAAGCCCCATATATGATGGCCCCCACATATCAATAAGAGGATTATTCAGCGCCATATCAAGCTGCGCCTGAGCGATAAGCTCCGGTGGGTTTTCTGCTGTACCCACGTAATAGCCGTGGGATGAGGTCTGATACATCAACATGACCAGATCGCGGCCTGCATCACGCATCCCCGCCGTATCTGCGGCCACATCCGCCCGTAAGGTTGACACCCTCCCGGTGTAACTGTCAGCGCTGGTCCCGTTTGCCATGTTCGCTTCGCCCTGGATCCACAACATAAAATCCGCGGCATAGTCACGCCCCTGTAGCGCCATTTGCGAAGCTGTCCATGTCAGGTGCGCAATCAACCGGCGATAAGGCTCTGTGCCTTTCGAAAGCCCCTCAACCGTAATTCCCCCGACGCCGCCAGCATTAAACAGTAGATCGCGACCGGCCATATCGCTGACGTTATCAGTAAAGCCATACGCCAGAGAGGACGCCACTGTCTCCCCGTTGCTGCCACTGACAGTTTCACGCAGCGGCACCAGTGATGCCGGGCTGGAACTGTAACTCCGCACCCCCGTATTGAACATCAGGGCGTTGCGTGTCGGCGTGTTCAGCACCGGCGTACCGTATTGCCCGATTGAAAGTGATTGCCCGTAAATAATGACATGCAGCACTTCGGCAAAATCAAGCCATAATTGCTCAGGCTCGATGGGCTGTGGCTCCACCGCTGAATTATTGAAAATCTCGCCTTTGCTGCCAATCCCGGCGGATACCCGCTGATTTTCATCAATAATTTCAAGAAAGTTCTCACCCTCCGTGACAAAAATCCGCATTCCCATCACCTCGATGAAGCCTGTTTTCCCGATACCAAAGACAATGCGCCCCAGCTCATCACCAAATGCAAAACAGTAATCGGAGTCATCCGGCAGGTTGGTTACAGGGACTCCCATAATGCGCATTCCGGCGTTCGCTTCCAGCACACCACGCAAATCAATACCCACGGCGCGACGGAACAATGCATCAACAAACTCGACGGCATAATCTGGATCAACCTCCCCCATAATCCCGGCATCTGGCAACATCCTGTCCATTGCACGTTTATCCGCGACCTCTAGCAGCTTAACCGCGCGATCTCCGTCATTCCGGTAAACCGTTTCGGTGCTGCTGTCATCGGGGTATGCAACCCGGAAAACCTGGCCCGGCACCGTTAATGACAATCCAGCCTTCTCACCCGTCGGATCATCATCACTGGTGAAAACCACCACCGAAATACCCTGACTGTCAGGCAACCGCTTGCCAGTTGAAACAGGCACCCCGTTAATATTTTTAAACTCTTCAACCCATACGCCCGCACTTTCAGAGCGAACGGAAAACAAACTATTTTCCGGGATTTTCCCCGCAGCAATAGCGGCCTTTGCTTCATCTTCATTTGAATAAGGAAGCTCGCCCGATTTAATCAGGGTGCTGTATGCTTCGACGGATTGTTTCAAAAACCGGGTACGGTTTGCCAGTTGCTGAGCCTGAATATTAGCCGCACCATCTCTCCCGCCTTCAACCTTTTGTTGGCGGGCAAGCATACTGATATTATTTTCCCATTGTGGTTTTTCACTAATATTCATTTGCTGTCACCTCAAAAATGATAATTCCCGTCGTAATGGGCCTGCCCGTCATAATAAATACTTTCATCCGGGATATAGCCAGCCGGATAAATCGTTATGTCTTCCCCGTCTAATATTGCACACCCAACACTTGCAAGGCCTTTAGTGCTCACCGATAACGTTAGCTGTGATATATGGCGACTCACGGGTTTTGCATCGCCAATAATCCGCTCCAGCTCTTTAATCATTGTCTCAGTGATGCCGATATCATTGAGGTCAATCTCAAGGCGGAAAGTCCCGGCAGGGTCGGCAACCTTCCACCACTCCTGGAGCGTCATGCTGTAGCCCAGCGTTTCAATCACCCGACGAACGGCGGCGACGGTTCCCTTGCGTTGGTGGATCCAGAACGCATCACTGACAGCCTGGCGCTTTTCCGTTTCTGACCAAGTTTCTTCCCAGCGGTCGACAGAAAACGCCCACGCCAGATAGGGCAGGAATTTCACCGGACATTTCCACGGATTCCACAAATCTCGCAGCGGCACAGATAAATCGCTGATAGAGGCGCATGCTGCGGCGGCTCGCTGTTCCAGCAGAGATGACCCGTTCGCCATCAGCGAATTATTCATCCGATCCCCCGATAATGACGCGGGCGTCAGTGCAATAAGCGGCCTGCGTTTTATCCAGCACCACATCGGCCAGCGGTTCGCGCAGCTCAACGCGCTGGACCCCCTGCACATGCAACGCGGCGTAAATCGCCGACATTCGGATATCACGACCAAGGCGGCGCTGCTCCGTGATATAGGCAGTTAACTGCGCTTTTGCGGCGGCAAGAATCGGCTCGGTCGCCGGGCCGGGGTAAACATACAGCACCGCGTCGATCGCATAATTGACAATTTCAGCCGAGACGACTGTCAGGCGGTCAGCGACCGGTCGTACACTCTCATCATTCAGCGCGGTACTGACGACCAGCAATAAATCGTCCGACGCCGTGCCGTCACCTTCCCGCGACAGTACCGCGATAGTAACCTCTGCTGGAGCCGGGCTGTTCGCCGAAGCATCCGCGACACGTCCGTCGGCACTCAGGGCGTGAAATTCATAGGCACCGGTTGGCCCGGCAACACTCATACCCTCAAATGCCGCCGGTACGCGCTGACGTAAATCGCTGTCAGATTCCATGACTGCCGCCACCGGCGGGATTTGGGTATCGTCTCCGGGGATGATGACCAGGCGTTCAACGTTATTATTTGCCGCGAGCTGGTCGAGGTCGTTTTTGATGGCATAGGCCACCATCCCGGCTTTCGCCGCCTCGTTAATGCGCTGGCGTAAAATCACCTCGCGATAGGCATTCTCTTCGAGATATTTCACCAGTGGCTCAGACTCCAGCGTTAATGTCCTGGCGACCGCTTCCTGCTCATCTTCCGGGTACAGTGAAATCAGCGTCGCTTTGCGCTCGGCGAGGATGGTTTCAAAATCCAGTGTTTCCACCACATCAGGCGCGGGGAGCTGGCTCAGGTCGATAACTGCCATAGGTTCAACTCACAGGGATGGTTAAGGAAAGGCTCTCGCCGGTATCGGTGATTTGGCCGGTCACGTCGACGACCATCTGCCCGTTAAACTGCCGCGCTGTGGTGATGCTGGTCAGCCTGACGCGCGGCTCCCACTTCAGGATCGCCATGTAGCACGCGGCCATAATTTGCAGCTCAAGCGCCGGGGTCTGAGGCTGGTCAATCATCTGCGACAACAGCGAGCCGTATTCACGACGCATGACGCGGGAGCCGACGGGCGTGCGCAGAATATCCCCAATGCTCTGGCTGATATGGTCAACGTCTGAAATGCTTTCACCGGTCGTGCGGTTCATGCCGAGATAACGCGCTGTCATAGTGGTTCCCCCGTTTCTCCGCCGCTGTCGCCTGGGTGTTTATGGGTGTGGAGCACCTTGCCGTTAGAAGAGAATGAGCCGCCGTCATGCTCGATATCGCCGGACATCTTGCCGCCGTTCTTTACCTCCAGCGTGCCGGTCGTCAACTTATTGGTGCAGATCACCTCCGGTGAATCGAGGGTGACGCGAGTCGAGGCTTTGACCAGCACCACCGGCACGCTGACGGCAACCGAGTCGGATGCGGTCACATTGGCGGTTTTTATGCCGGTGACGGTCAGCGCGCCGGTTTCAGGCTCATAACTCATAACGGCACCGTCGGGAAACTCAACGTGCCAGGCATCCTCCGAGACTGACGGTGCGGGGTTGTCATCGGAATAAATACCCGGCAGCACAAAAGCGGTATCGAGCTCACCGCCCACGGCCAGAATCATCACCTGCTCACCAACAGAGGGAGCCCACCAGGTGCGCGAGCGCCCAGCCCGGTGCGTCAGCCACTGGAGCCAGTCGGTATAAATGCCGCCGGTCTGTACGCGACAGCGCCCGGCGTTGAGGTCAGTTTCGACGACGATGCCGGTGCGGATCATGTTGCGTATCGCGCGGGCGAGTTCTTGGATAGATGCGAGAGTATTCATAGGGGGAAAGGATGCCGTCTGGGTGTTCCGACGGCAATGTAAGGCAGTTTGTCTAGCTACAGCACAACAGACATTATCAGTCGTTATATACCTTTTTTATTATCTCCATGCATTCTGCATGTGCGTCTTTATGTTCAGCAAATTCTTTATTCAAAAATAAAAAGAATGCTTTCCCAACTTGAGGCATTTCAATAAAAATAAAATCATCTACCTTATGAAAAAAGTGAAAGCTTTTATTTGTGGTGTTAAAAACTAATAATGAATTGTACTTATTTGCCTTTCTTTTCTTAGTTAGCACCCTGCGACTTCTTCTTATGGTATTGAATACATCATTTGGGGTCGTATCAATCTCTCCCCAGAACATTGCCACAGGGATATTAGATAAAAAAGGGATATACTCACCTCCTTTGTATCGCAAGAATTGAGAACGCAAATCCATTATCTGTAATTTAAACGCAATATATTGCAACCACCATATTATACAATCCACTTCATAATTATTTAATTCCGAACCGTCCTTTTCCAATAAAAATCGCTTAAGATAATCTTCAAAAGCACCAAGCAAATCAGAGTTGCATGTCTTGCATGCCGGAACAGTCATCTTTATGTAATTAGACGACTGATTGTTTTTAGTATTTATCAGGAATTTCTCTGGCCTTCCCTCAAATGACCATTGAGGCAACACGTGTTCCTTTGTAATTTCATTATCGCTACCACAAAGAATACATATTTCAGTTTTATGGTTGCTAATAACCTTATTCATTACCGCACTTTGTGATTCTTTTATTTTATGCCTCAGCAAACTAAATTTCTTATCCATTGCGAACTCACCACATTATTTGTTTTTAGACAAAAACATTAATAACTCCTTTTCAATCAATTGTATAGAGTCATCATCAAAACCCAGTAGCTGGCGCTGCGGGTACTCTACGGTGGCGCTTTTGGGGGATGGCTTATCTTTAAGCCCGAGTTGATGCACGCGGGCGATGCGCTGCACTTTCCCGGTAAATTCCACCATCGCCGCGCTGTCGTTACCGCTCGCTTTCATATAGCGGTTGGTTCGCAGTTTTGCGAACATCTCGCGCTTAATCCGGCCTTTCTTTGCCCTGACGGGCTGGCGTTTACGCGGGACAAATGGCGAACCGTCCGGCGCTTTCTGTGACTTAATACGCTTTTGTTGCCGCTGGCGCAGTTTCTTCGCAATGTCGCCGGTCATCCGACGCCGCCCGGCAGGAGAAAGGGCCGCTATCAACCCGGCAAGCTGTAAGCGTGCAGCGAGAACCGTATTGACGGGGATGTGTTATTCAGTTGGCAGTGCTACGCGCCAGGGGAGTAGTTCGCTGACCCGGTTTATCGGCCAGTCAGCAATGACGTCAAGGAC